ATGTAAAGTACGGTTATATGTGGTATTTTTATTTTATCATTTTAAGAGCATATTGTAAAGATTTAGAATGAAATAGAGTGATTTAGATGAAAAAAAAATGTTTTAAGTGCTTTGTACTTCTCTTGCTGATCTATAAGGTATTTAGTCTTGTACGTACCCCACAAAAGATAATTTCCAATAATAATCAGAAAGATATGCAGATAGTTCATTCGTATATGGTATGTCAGGACCATTCTGTCCAGAAGTATCCGCATGCAGACGGTGGCGGTGGAAAAGTTTGCGATCTCGCATTTTTCTTCTGTAAAAGCATAATTTTCTTTGAAATTGCAAAGTTTATGCATGAAATAGCGAAAATCCATGTATATCATTGGCAGTTGCCAAGAGTCGGAATAGGTGGTATAATAGCAAAAACGAACGAATGTTCGGTTATATTTCCCACAAACCGGACATATACTGTAGTGTAGGCGGTAGTTGTGACAGGGAGGGTTATTATGGATTATAAGAAGGAAATTATTGAGATGATAGATAAAATAAATGATGACAGTCTGCTTGAATTCTTCTATAGATTCATTGCCAGAGTATTAAAAAACCGGGGAAATTAATCCCCGGCTTTATTTTTGGAATAGAGAGCATCTACGTAGCCATAAACTAACTGTTGGTCGTCTTTTGGAAGATTAGTGAGTTTTTCAATACAGGACAGTAGCTGCGGATTTCCTGAAATATCTGCGACTAATTCTGCATTGTCTGGCTTATGTTCCGTCCATCCCATTAAGTAAGCAGGCGATACGCCTAATGCCTTAGCATAGTCACGCACTTTCTTTATAGAAAGTTCTCTTGAATTTTCAACCTTATTCACGGAAGATCTTGACTTATATCCAAGTTTTAATGCCAGTTCTTCTTGCGTCATGTCTAAATTTTCACGGCACTTTCTAATTCTTTCTCCTATGTTCATGGAGTTTACCTCCTTTCTGCTTACAATGAGAGTATAACATGTGTTGAAAAATATTTCAACATTTTTTGAAAATATTGTTGACAAAAATATCAACACGGGTTATAGTGTTAAATGTAGACAGAAACATCAACAAAAAGAAAGGAGGAACAGGAATGGTTGATACTCCATTGCTTGAACAGAGAATTAAAGACTCTGGAAAGAAATATGGATATTTAGCTGAGAAACTAGGCATTTCAAGGCAATACTTCAGGATGAAATGTAAAAATAAAGCCGATTTTACGAACAGGGAAACAGATATTCTCTGTAGTGAACTTGGGATTACATCTCTTACTGAAAAAGAAAAAATTTTCTTTAAAAAGTAGACAAAATTATCTACAAAATTCAAACAGGAAAGGATCAAATTATGAATAAAATTTTCATTCCACACGAACTTAAAACAATCGAGGTTGACACAGAAAAGAAAATCTTCCGCATCAACGGAGAGGATTTCGGATATGGATGTACAGGTTTTATGATTTCCTGCACACCGGATGATTTCCGTATTGATATGGAAGTGGACACGACCGTACACTTTGCAAGCTATTCCAACAAAGGAAAATTGAGAGAACAGGGAGCATATAAAGCAGAAGTTCCTTTGGTTGAGTCTCACAGAGCACCGTAAAAAGAGCCACATGAAAATCATGTAGCTCTTGTAAATTACTTCTTTGATTCTTGATAGCCATATTCTGTAAGACAAATGCTTCCAACAATGTCATTTACAATGGTGATGCAGCCGTTGTTTTCTAATTCAGTAATAGTGCTATCCGGAAAAGTTATATAGAAATCAGAATCAAAAGAAGTATGTCCAGAAGCATCATACTCATTAGCCATTTTTACAAGAAGTTCTTTGGCTTTATAGGTCATTATTACACCTCCTTTCCAAAGGAGAGTATAGCATAAAAAGGGAGTGAATACATATCAAAAAGAAATTATTAATTATTCCTATAGTTGCAGGGATTGTTTTTCTATCTGGTTGTAAAGGGAAACTGAAAGAGGGAGAAATTTACAATAAAGAATTTATTCCTGCACATACAGAAACAGTTCTGATCTCTACAGTCCGAACTAACGGAAAAACATCATATACAACTGTAATACCTTATGTGTATCACTATTCGGATTCTTATGAAATAGATATTCGTGATTACAATGAGGAAGAAAAAGAATATGACACAGCTACTTATTATGTAACAGAGGAAGTATACAACCAATGCGAGATTGGAAGTATTTTCAAATATGAAAAAGGTCGGGATTTTACTGAGATTCCACATACTCGCAAAGAAGCGAATTCTGACCAGAAAGAAAGTAAGAAAGGAGACTTATGAACGAATTACAGTTTTTTAATTCAGAAGAGTTCGGAGAAATTCGAACAATAGAAATTGACGGGAAACCGTATTTTGTTGGAACAGATGTTGCGAAAGCACTTGGATACAGTAATCCGAGGAAAGCCATTCTTGACCATTGTAAGGGAGTAACGAAACGTGACACCCCTACATCTAGTGGCATTCAGTCAATGTCATACATAAATGAGGGAGATTTGTACCGCCTGATTATGAAGTCGAAACTTCCATCGGCAGAGAAATTCGAATCATGGGTTATGGATGAAGTTCTTCCGACGATCAGAAAGACAGGCTCATACCAGAAGCCACTGACGACAGTTGAACAGATACAGGTTATTGCGACAGGATTCTTAGATCACGAAGAGCGGCTTAACAGACTTGAAAATACCATGACTATTGACTACGCACAGCAGGAATCTATTAGAGACTTAGTGTCAAGTGTCGTAATTGCTCACCTTGGTGGGAAAGAGTCAAATGCTTACAAGGAAATTGGCAAGAAAGTATTTGCTGAATGCAACAGGGATATAAAGACTTACTTCGCAGTAAATGCCCGTAATAACATCCCTAAGCTGAGATTTGAAGAAGCTATGGAATATGTTAAGAACTGGCATCCATGTACAAATACAGTAATGTGCATCAGGGACTGCAATGCTCAAATGTGTATTGAGTAGAAAGGAGCATAAATGGACGCATTACAATTTAATAAAGCCGTCAGCCAGCACTGCAAAGAATCTGGAGGAGACTGTTGCAAATGTGACCTACGGCTTTACTGTTACCTATCGCCCAGTGAACGACCAGATGAGTTAGTGAGCCTGGTTATTGATTTTTTGCATAACCACATTGAAAACCATGGTCATTATACCCATCACAGTGCGGCTTCATTTCCGTGTATTGATGATATGGACATGAGCACCGCAGTAGGCGGCGACTGTTACCAGAAACCTCATACTCTTCATAAACAGTCACATGCTTGTGAATCTTGTGGCAATGATACAGCCGTGTAGTTGTTTCAACCATATAATTCCCCTTTCGTTATACTCGGCATGTCGGTGCCTGTAAATGCATTATAGGTAGAGGGGAAAGGAAATACAATAGGTATGGCATAAAAAGGAGGTTTACTGATGGCAGTAATCAAAACAATCAAAAAAGGATCTGGGGTAATCAGAATACATGATGATTACTGCAAGGATAATACACCTGAAGACAATCAGAAGATTGTAGATGAGTGTTCAAGAATCATCTTGGACTACTACAGAAGAAAAGAAGCAAATTTGACGTGAGTGCCCCGGAGGGAGCCGAACCCTCCACCCCGGAGCTTTGCACCCACTAAAGCACACTTAGTGGATACAGGTTGATTATAAGCCTCTATCTGCTAATTGTAAAGGTAAATAAGGATAAATAAGGAGAAATTAGCTAGATATGAGTGAAAACAAAAACGAAAAACAGTTTACATGGGATGACATTGAAGTAGCACTTGCGACCGAAATCGTTGAGGAGAGCAAGAAAAAATCAAGGAGATGGTTCACAGCGTGGATTGTGACAGCCGCCGCACTGGTGGCAAGCAACCTTGCGTGGATTGCAGGAGAAATAAAATAAAATGAAAGAGTATATGCTAATTGCTGTTTGTATGCTTGCCGGGAAATATGTGGACATACCTATTTGGCTAAACATCTTTTTCGGTATCTCGGCAGCATGGGCGGTTCGCCAGATGAAAGCAGACTGGCGGTAGGAAATAAGGAGGATAAGAAGATGTTCGAGAAAGAAATTGACGAAATTTATGGACTCTGTAAAAGAGTTGCACATGAAGTTCCGACAGCAAGTGTCAGCTTCATTTATTCGATTTATGACATGAGCGTATGTGGACTCAAAAGGAAGGAAGATATTAGCCTTCCAGAAGACGTGTTTAAGTGGGATTTATATCAGAGCGTATCTTTTAATCCATTTTTCGAGAAAGAAAGCCGTGAAAAGCTTAACAAAATCAAAGCTTTCTTGCTGGAACTTCTGATAGATGGGAGGTGCCCATTAGATGTTGAATCAAATGGAACTAAAACTCCTGCCGACAATGGAACTGATAACGACAATAAATGAGCTTCTGTCAGAATTAAATAAACGAAAACAGTACATTATCGACTGGGAAAATCCGGACATGTATCTTAATCATCTGGAATATCACAGCGCTAGTGGAATACTTCCAGGAGGCGGCATTGATCCCGCAAGAGGGGATGGCTCTGACAATGTTTACTGCTTCTTCAGTGAGGTGGAGAAAGATGCAGGAGAGGATTGATGAAATTCTTAATTTGATAGACGGGCAGCTTTCTATTGTGGCAGATAATCCTATTGAGGAATCATACAAGGCGAGAACATTGGCGAGCTATGTACAGGCTCTAAATGGGCTTTTAGTGGCTCAGAAATCATATAAGGAGGAACAAAAATGACTGAATTTGAAATCCATATACCGGCACGTAAAAAGGCAGTAGTGTCAGAACGAGACATGGCGGTAAAAGTGACCGGGGAAGCGTATAATGCGTTGACAGAAATTTACAATGAAAGCACTTTATCAATGCGCCAGATCGCAAGTCTTCTGATTGTAGAAGGTAGCAAACATATCGTATACGACAAAGCGGAGGTGTGAGCTATGGCAAACTTAATTGGAATCATGGGTGAACCCGGAAGTGGTAAAAGTACATCCCTTCGCAATCTCAATCCAGAAGAAACTTATTACTGTGATTGCGATGGAAAAGGTCTGAATTGGAAAGGGTGGAGAGATCAGTATTCCGCTGATAAGAACAATTATGTAAAGACCAGTTTTCCGCAGACTATAATCAAATATCTTTTAAACATTGCAGAAAAAGCACCACATATCCATTATTTCGTTGTTGATACCGTAAATAACTTAATGGTATCAGACGAAATGAGAAGATGCAAAGAGAAAGGCTATGACAAGTGGATGGACCTCGCCTCGAGCATCTGGGACTTGGTAGATATTCCGTCAAAGCTCAGAGATGATCTGACAGTGATCCTGCTGTTCCACACGCAAACAGAAATGACTGACGCAGGCTATGAGTTTACCAGAATCAAAACCAATGGAAGGAAGACTGAGAAAAACAACATCGACAGTAAGTTCAACTGGTTGCTCAGATCAATGAAGCAGGAGAACACTTATTGTTTTTCAACCACTTCTCATAATGACACTGCAAGAACGCCACTGGGAGCATTTGAAGAGGAATATATTCCAAATGATATTACAAAAGTCATTGAAGTTATGAAGGAGTTTTGATGAGAGAACAAAACTGGTATGTATTTTTAATAGGCCGATACGCCTATCGGATAAGATGTGAATCGTATTATATTCATCAATTATACCATGACAAAGCAATTCGTGAGTACAGGAAATGTTCAAGCAAAGAAGAAGCTATTTCTATGTGCTATGACTATAACAAATATTTAAAAGGAGATAAAAAAACATGGCAATTAAAAGATTTGGAGATTATGAAAAAACACAGGCTTATGGAGATTACGAAGTGCTTCCAAAAGATGGCTATGTTGTAAAGATTCTTGGAGCCGAAGTTTGCAGCAACAGTAAAGGTCAGTATGTAAAAATCAGTTGCGATATTGCAGAAGGCGAATATACGGGCTTCTATGCAAAAGAGTATAAAGCCCAGCAGAGCGAGGATAAGAAATGGCACTGCAATTATCTTCTGAATATTCCGAATGATGACGGATCAAAGAAAGATAACTGGACAAAGAGACGCTTTAAAACATTTACAAAAGCTCTTGAAGAATCCAATCCGGGATACCACTTTGACTGGGATGAGCAGAAATTCAAAGGTAAGATTGCCGGCGGTCTTTTTAATGAAAGAGAATATAAAAAGAATGACGGAAGCATTGGAAGAGCTACCAATCTGGCATCCTTCTGTAAAGTCGATAAAATTCGCTCCGGTGATTACAAGCTCCCAAAAGACAGAGTTCTGAACAGTAATAATCCTTCACGCACTAGTTCAGATGATTTCATGAGAGTTCCAGACGGTGCAGATGAGGAGATGCCATTCAACTAATGGATATTTTTGATCAAAAAGAAGTCTTAAAGTCTTTCCAGATTCTTGTTGATTCCAGAGAACAAGCGACTGAACGAGCGGAGAAGCGGTATAAATCCTTTTCCGTTCCATACAGTCGAGCAACATTGGATTATGGTGATTACACCTATAATGCAGTATTGCCAGATGGTAGTTCGCTTTTCGATGCGCGTAAAACCATTAAGCCATTTTGTGTGGTAGAACGAAAAATGAATTTAGATGAATTAGCTGCATGTTTTACCAGAGGACGTGAGAGATTCAAAAGAGAGTTTGAACGGGCATTAGATCAGCAGTGCAGGATTTACCTCATCTGCGAAAATTCGAGCTGGGAAAACCTTTTGAACGGTAAATATCGAAGCAAATTTAACTCCAATGCGTTTTTAGCTTCCAGTGTTGCATGGATGGTCCGATACAACATGAATATGGTTTTTTGCAAAGAGGAAACATCTGGAAGATTGATAAAAGAAATTTTATACAGAGATTTAAAAGAAAGACTTGAAAGGGGTGAGTTTGATGGTTGTAAATTCGATTCAGCTCACAGGTGATAGCAATGAGTGAATATCCGAGTATGTATGATGCGGCTATCGAATATGCCAAAAAAGGATTTGCTGTCTTCCCGTTAAAGTACCGCGATAAAGTTCCGCTTACCAGAAATGGATGTAAAGATGCAACTACGGACGCAGCTCAGATAAAAGCTTGGTGGCAGAAATATCCAAATGCAAACATAGGTCTTGCGACTGGTTCAGTTAGCCAGAATGTATTTGTAATTGATTTAGACATTGACGAAGATCGCGGAATAGATGGGTACCATTCGCTTGAAGATTGGCAGCGTGAACACGGTGATTTCCCAGAAACATGGACGGCTATCACAGGGCGTGGCGGATACCATTTGTACTATCGTGGAAATGGCAAAATAAAGAACCGAGCCGGAATTATTGATGGTGTAGATATTCGTGGAAATGGCGGGTATGTAGTAGCTCCTCCATCAATACATAAGAATGGCAATCGGTATGAATGGGAATACTCACCGGACGAATTTGAGATCGCAAAGGCCGATAACAATGTAGAATACTTCCTGAACCATGACGATCAGAAACAAGGTACAACTTTTACCATGCCAAATATCGTGGCAGCAGGACAAAGAAATCAGATGCTTTTTCGTTTTGCGTGTATGATGCAGGCGAAAGGAGCGTCAGATCAATCAGTGTTCGCCGCTACCATGGCTGAGAATGAAAGTTCCTGCTCGCCTCCATTGACTGAACAGGAAGTCAAAGTCATTGTATCAAGTGCGACTAGATATGATAAAGGAAAGCCCATTCACATTGACTCAGAGGGGGTTGCAACGCAAGGGTGGAGGGATCCGGAGTTTGATTTTACAGAAAAAGGAACAATGATTCAGAGTATTAAGAATATGTGTGAAGCCATTGAATACGACCCTGATTTGTATGGACATATTAAATACAACGAGTTGTCATATGCGCCCTTTGTCTGTGGGAGTCTCCCGTGGGAGCACGTAAACATGTATAGGGAATGGAGCAACAGTGATGACAGCAATTTGAAGTCGTACATTGAATCAAAATATGGGCTAAAGAGTCTGGAGAAGATCATGGAAGCACTTAATATCGTGGCAAATAGAAACAGATTCAACCCTGTTGTTGATATGCTTACTGACATTCATAAGAATAAGTGGAATAAAAAGACCGGATATATCAACAAACTACTTCCAGAATATCTGGGAGTAGAAGACACAGAGTATTCCAGGGAATGTATGAAACTGTTTATGTTAGGTGCAATCAGCAGAGCGTTCCATCCGGGATGTAAGTTTGACTACATGCCAGTATTATACGGCTCACAGGGAATTGGAAAATCTACCTTCCTGAGACTTTTATCACTCAATAACGCATGGTATAACGACAACTTCAATACAGTCGAGGGCGACAAAGCCCCGGAAAAGCTTCGCGGTATGTGGATGGTGGAACTGGCGGAACTGCTGGCTACTAAAAAAGCAAAAGAAGTTGAGAGCATCAAAGCATTTTTAACATCCACAGTGGACACGTACAGACCTCCATATGGGCGCAGAACAGAGCAGAGACCAAGAGTGTGTGTATTTGCCGGAACAACCAACAATGACCGTTTCCTGACTGATAGAACAGGCAATAGACGATTCCTTCCGATAGTCACGAGAAAAGAACACGTCCTGAAATCCATGTTTGATGATCCACAGGCCGTAGCGTCAGACTTTACAAACGCTTGGGGAGAAGCCATGGAGCTTTTTGAAAGGGCCGATAGAACACCTAAGTTAATTCTTCCGAAGAATTTACAGCGATATATAGAGGATAAACAGGAGGAATTTATGGAGGAGGACGTGAGAGTTGGAATTATTCAAGAATGGCTAGACCATACAACGGAACCTCGCGTTTGCGTTGCAATGCTATATGAACAGGCGCTGGGTAACGAGGGCCGCAAGCCCACAAGGTTCGAGTCCAACGAAATTCACTCCATCATGCAGAACTGCATTGACGGATGGGAAAGGGAAAATGGCGGGAAACGGGTGAGATGTGGAAAATATGGTCCACAGATATGTTATCAAAAAGTCAGAAAATTAAGTGAATTTGAAAAAATGTGTGAGTGTGAGATACCATTTGACTAGAATTAGTTACACTTAGTTACATTTAGTTACACCCCAAGATACACCTCAAACCCTTATAAATACTGTATTTTTTACTTAGTGTAACTAATGTAACTAATATTTTACTATAAAGTATATTTTAATAATTATATAAAAAGGTAATTATAGGAAAAATTAAATACTTATGTTACACGTTACACATTCAAGGGGGAAGAAATGGCAAGCGTAAGAAAAGATGATATTCCAATGATGGCAATGTTTATGCCTAAATTATGGGAATTAATAAAAGAGTTTTACCTGGTTGAACTCACAGATGAATATTCAAAAGCAGCTTATGACCGCTGTATGGAATTGATAGAAATATATTCAGATCCATTAGCAAAAGAATTTGTTTTAGCATTTTGCAAATTTATTGATTCTAAACAAAGGGAAGTGAGAAAGAATGTACAACACGAAGAATAGATACGAGCAGGGACAGGCTCTTAGAAAAGAAATCTACATGTATGTAGTAAGCTACTTCAAACTTGTTGGATACGCACCATCGGTCAGCGAGATTTGCGAGAAGGTAGACGCAAGCAGAGCTACCATCTGGAGACATTTAAACCAGCTTATTGATGATGGGTTGCTTAAAACAGCACACCCGAGTACTGATAGAGCCTATGCTCCGACAGGATACGGGTTCGGAAAGGCGAAGAAATGAACAAAATGCGTGAATATGAACGCGGCAGGGAAGATGGTCTTGACCTTGCTAGACGAATCACCAGAGAGGGCGGTCTTGAAGCCCTCGAAAAGGAATGCAGATTCAGGGGAGTAACAGGAATACATACTTCCCTGGCAAGAAAGGACCTGGACAAAGCATCTGAGAAGATCAAGCAGCTTGTATCTGAATGCTGCGTGATCATGGCGATAGCTGTTCTGCATGATGAATTTGGATTTGGTCAGAAAAGATGCCAGAAGTTCATGGCAGGCATGGACAAAGCTTCAGACTATATCGACCAGGGCTTAGCTGAATGGATTGATTATGTGCAGGCTATCAAGGAAGAACTGGGAATTGAATTAAGCTTTTCAGGAGAAATAAAAAGACATGCAGAATAACGGACAGGTAGCATTTGGATAGGAGAAAAATGAAAGTTCGATTAATAGATGTAGATGGACATAACTTTCCTAATTTGCCACTAATGAAGCTATCTGCTTATCACAAGAATCATGGTGATGATATCGGATGGTACAATCCTTTGGTCGAATGGCAATCCCCCCCCCCGACAGGGTATATATGAGTAAAGTATTTACATTTACACAAGATTATCAACACCCTGTTTGCGGAAAAGAAATAATAAAAGGCGGAACAGGATATGAATATCCATCAGGAGGAAAGTGCCTTCCAGAAGAGATAGAACATATTTATCCAGATTATAGTTTATATCCTGAGATGTGTAAAGATACCGCATACGGTTTTCTTACAAGAGGATGTCCTAGGGGATGCGATTTTTGTATCGTAAAGGATAAAGAGGGAAAGAAAAGCTGTAAAGTAGCTGATTTATCTGAATTTTGGAATGGACAAAAGAACATTGTCCTACTTGATCCAAACATGTTTGCTTGTAAAGACTGGAAGGATTTAAGCCAGCAGTTAATAGATAGCAAAGCATGGATAGATTTTTCACAGGGCTGTGACATTCGGATTATGACCGAGGAAAAAGCAGAATGCATTAAGCGGATGAAAATTAAGCTAATACATTTTGCGTGGGATAGATATGAAGACAAAGATCTCATCGTTCCTAAATTGAAAATATTTAAAGAATTTACAGGATGGAACAGGTCAAGAGTCGCAGTATACGTTTTATGTGGATTTAATACGACAATAGAACAAGACTTGGAAAGAATATACACGATTCGAGATATCGGTTTTTCACCTTATGTGATGATTTATGACAAATACAAATTAAAGAAACGTGATCCGCTGAAAAGAATGCAGAGATGGTGTAATTCAAGATTTATTTTCAATACATGTGAACGGTTTGAAGATTACAAAGGTTAATGCAGTGACATAGGAAATATTAACACAGAAATCATGGAGGACTGCACAATAGCGTGTCAGTTGCTTACATGGGGAAAGTGAGGATGAAAATGGAACAGTTAAAGCCGTGCCCGTTTTGTGGAGAAGAGGCGCAAATTTTTACCGATGATGAAATGGGATATTTAGGTAATGCTCAGTATCTTGTAAAATGCGGTAACTGTCTTTGCGGTACAGGACATTATAACAATCCCAAATATGCAATAGAAGCATGGAATAAAAGAGTGAAAGATAAGGAGGATGTGAAATGACAGAACAGGAAAAGAAGGAGCTTCTGGACGAACTGGAAAAGCGCATTGACGAAAAATACAAAGGTTGTCTTACCAGAGAAGATGTTGCAACCACATTAAAAGCGCCGAGAGAAAAGTGGTTCAGAGACGACAACGGAAACGGAAGAGATTCTTTAATGACGGATGCTTTTGATTCTACCATTATCGCATGGCAGGTTTGGGAAACAATCAGAAAATTAACTTGTGTTGTGTGTGGTAAGCAGTACGTCAGACATCTTGCAAATGTAGAGAATGCAGATGATGTAGCAGAGAAACTTTGCCAGTTTGTTTATGACTTGAAGATGGATTTTAAGAAGCAGGAGAACTGAATGGGATATTGTAAATTAGAATACCCAGACGATGAAACAGAGTGCTGCATCTGCTGTACTAAGCAGGATTCCTGTCAGTGCAGATGTGATGATATGGACAGTTATGAATATGCGGAGGAATGTGAAGATTATGTAAAGGAGGAAGAAACATGATTACATTCTTGTTAGGATTCACCCTTGGAATCATATTCGGAGTGGCTGGTCTTGTATGCGTGGCGATAATGTACGATAAGCACCACTCAGACAAATAGAAAGGAGAACGGTATGCTGACAAGGAACAAAAAGCTGAAAGATTACGGTATTCCGGCAGAGGACATAGAAAAACTTAATACGATGCTGAAAGACTTCCCGGCAGAGTATGGATACCTGCTTTCCAGTGCTGCCTTGTCAGCTTGCCCGAAGAACACTGTGATAGCGGATATGGTTATCGAGAATATCCTACACCGGAAAAGTTACAGGAAAATCAGCAAAGAAAGATATATCCCGATGAACCCGAAAGACTTCTACGGATACAGACGCAAGACCGTCGCTGTACTGTATGAGAGGATGCGGTTGTTGGGAATGTGGGAGGATGAATAAATGCGTTTAATTGATGCAGACAAAATAATTGACTCTCTTGGAAATTCGGATATGGATTTTGCAATAGGTGCAGTTATTGATGAACAGCCGACAGCATTTGATGTGGATAAAGTTTCAAAGCAGTTAAAAGATTTAAAGGCGATGTATTGGTTTTCAATAGCAAATACAGGAGATAAAAAGCTAGATGTTGCTTATGAAAATGTAGGAAATGCATTAGATAAAGCAATCGAAATCATGAAGGAGGGTGGAATTGAATGAGTAGTGCGAGCGTAAGATTCGGAACAAAAGCGTATGTATGTGCAAGGTACTTCCTCAGACCGGGAAAGTGCTTCAAGTACATCGACCAGTGTGGCGAAGATGCCACAGAACACGTCTATGAGGTCATGGCATTATATCCTTATTGTGTATTATTAAGAGATACCAGAAATGGAGTCAGAACTTGTCCGGGATATAACACTTTGAGCCTGATGCTGAGAGGAAGTGAAGTGGGTGAGTAAATCAGTATTGGTAATAGATACACCAGAAACTTGCTTAGATTGTAGATTCTGTTATGAATTAGATGAAGGTGTTGAAGCATGTTGTTCAATCTCAGATGACGATAAAGACGCAAATATTATGAAGAAAATTGATTGTAAATATGGATATTGTCAAGGTAAACCTGATTGGTGTCCATTGAAGCCACTGCCGGAGAAGAGCACTACCGAGAATGATATGACGGATTATCAGTGCGGGATGGTCGATGGCCGAAATCAGTGCATTAATGAGATTATAGGGGGAGAATGATGCATGGCAATAAATATAAACGAAACTGTGAAAAAGTGTAATGTTTGTGGCAAATGGAAAACCACAGCGTATGAACTGGATTATCCGATACTTAATGATAGCTGCTTTAGGTATCCGAAAACAATTTTTTATTTGCGAAGAATGCGCGAAAAAGCGCGAAGAAAATAATATATTTTTGTGAGGCGAAATAGATGATTGATTTAACAGGAAAAAGCGTATTCGTAAAAACGCAGGAAGAATATTCTAAAATTTTAAGAATAGCAAGATTACAGGGCTTTAAGTGGTCAGGAGGGAATCATTTAAACGTAATCGATATTCCACTTCCAAACATGTTGAATTTTCATGATGAAAGAATAGCAACTTATAATAGTGACAAGAAAAAAATGTATGATGCACATGAAATAGTTGCATGTGAAGAAAAAATCGAGGAAGCAATGGCCCACGTTAAGTATTTTGCGAATAACAAAAACAGAATGCCATTAACAGATAAAGTTATTGAATCAATGTTGTTACTTGTAAACACCGTAGAAAGTCAATTGGAAGAGGTGAAGTAGATGGAAAGATTAACAGAATGGGAAAATGGTAGTGTCACATATAACGAAAAACGAGAGATTGAATGTGGTGAATATTGTGATAGCTGCTCACAGGGCGCACCAGACATAACGCCAAACCTTGCTATATCAGCATACCACGTACTACAGCAATATTGTACTGGACAGCCAGTGGATTGCAAAGGCTGCGGATTCTACGAACACTGTCCAGAATGTTTTCGAGGCATGCCATGCGACTGGAGTTTGAATGAAGAAGGTGAAATAAATGAAGCTGAGAAAGGCAACACTGATTGATTACGGAGTGCCGCCGGATGATATACCGACATTACAAAGCCACTTGCGGAATCTTAGTGAAAGCGACAAATACAATCTGTTACAGGTATCTATCAAATATGCACCCGGCATTGAATCACAAATCTACGACAGTATCGTAAATAGCATCGGCTATCGGACAATGGAGAAGATCAGGACGATTCCTGCAACAGAAAACGATTTCTATGGCTACAAACGAAAGGTCATGGCGGAATATTATCATTTAGCCAAACTGATTGGCAGACTTTAAAAAACTTAAAAATTTATAAAAGTGGTAGAGAGCTAAATCTCCCCAGTGTGGTATTATATTTGTATATAACTGCTATACTGGGTTTTTTTTGAATTGAGGTGATGACATGGCGAACTTAAAAGCAGTTACAAGAAAACTCCAAAAAGCTATATTATCCACCGGATTAATTATAAAAATCGGAACATCACAATTCTACAGCCATGAGCAGGAACGATTAATTACAGTAACGATCATATCAACACCAGTGCTTAGACCAACAAAACGTGGTGAATGGAAAGATTGTGATTATGAAATATTACGAACTGCATCTCAGTATGATGTAGTCATGTGCCTGAAAGAAATATGGGAGGCAGTCAGAAAATGATGATAGATAGAGGTGATTAGATGGACTTGACGCCTAAACAGAAAACGTTTGCAGATGAATTTTTAAAATGCGGAAATGCCACAGAAGCGGCTAAGAGAGCCGGATACAGCGAGCAATCAGCAAGACAAATGGGAACTGAAAACCTGTCAAAACCGTCTATATCCTCATATATACAGGAGCGGCAAAAACAAATTGACGATGAACGCATAGCAGATATTGCAGAGATTCAGCGATTTTATTCATCTGTTTTAAGGGGCGAAGTAAAGGATCAGTTCGGCCTTGATGCTTCGCTTGAAACAAGGATAGCAGCAGGACGGGAACTTATGAAGCGATTCGAAAAAGCAGAAACAAATAAAAATGATTCTCGTGGAATCACAATCATAAACAATATTCCAAGACCGGAGAAACAGGATGGATAATAATTCCATTAGTCTGAAAGATATAATAGCTCCTGCTTTCTATGAAGTCTTTTGGGACATTCTGGATGAGAAACATACATATTACGATCTGTACGGCGGGCGTGGATCCACGAAGTCGTCTTTTGTGGGTGTAATGATTCCTTTCCTGATGATGCAGGACGCAGAGAATGATGTGTTCTCGAATGCTGTTATTTTCCGTAAAGTCGGAAATACACTCCGAGAATCTGTGTATGAACAGATAGCATGGGGAATTGATGCACTGGGAGTAAACGATCTGTGGGATAGCAGTTTAAGCCCTATGCAGTATACCTACAAGCCTACTGGACAGAAAATCATATTCAGAGGACTGGACAAGGCGAAAAAGACTAAATCTATTAAAGCAAGCAAGGGATACTTCAAATATCTCTGGTTCGAGGAACTTGACGAATTTTCGGGCATAGAAGAAATTCGTACAGTGCAACAGTCGGTCCTTCGAGGTGGCAGTAAGTTTGTTGTATTTAAGACATTCAATCCGCCAATTAGCCGGAGCAACTGGGCGAATGTGTATGTAGAAGAGCCACGAGACGACAGCTACAGGCATAAGAGTGATTACAGATCAGTTCCTGTTGAATGGCTTGGTCAACAATTCCTTGATGATGCGGAGCATCTTAAAAAGACAAATCCAAGAGCCTATCAGCATGAATACCTTGGATTACCTGTCGGACTCGGTACAAATATCTTTGAGCTGTTGGAAATCCGAACGATTCCAGACGAAGAAATTCAGAAGTATCAAAGCGTCTATCAGGGACAAGACTGGGGATGGTATCCGGATCCCAAAGCGTTTATTCGTGTGGCTTATGTTCCTAATCAGGAAAAAGTTTTTTTATTAGACGAGCTTGGAGGCTCCAAGATAAGAAACAAGGAAATGGCTAACCAGATAAAGAAAAAAGGATATGATGATTATTCAATATCTTGCGGAGTTGATGAAGAAGAAAGTATTATTGACTTCCGAGATGCAGGGCTTCCAGCACGTAAAGCCATTGTTACACCGGGAAGCCGCAAATATACGTTTGAGTGGCTACAGTGTCGAACGTTGGTTATTGATCCGGCAAGAACGCCTAGAGCATACAAGGAAATTATCAATTATGAGCATGAAGTAGATAGCAATGGAGAAGTGATTGCGGATTATCCAGATGGCAACGATCACTGGATAGATTCTCTCAGATACGCAACCAGTCCATTGTCCATGAGAAGGGGGCACAGTGCATAAAATGTTAGATAGGTACTTTTCAGATAAAATAAATAAATTCTTAAGCGTCGGTTTAAAAATATATGGATTATCTGACATTAACGAAATCTTAAAAGTTGTAGAATATGAAGACATTATTGTGCGAGATACTTCTGTAAGATGGATGGATTTTAAAAGGTAGATTAAATGGGACTTATAACAACACTAAAAAGGTGGTTTAACATGATTTTCAAAAAACAAGCCGAAGAGGATTTTAATATCCAGGCAGCAGAATTTCCGGAAATGGAATCGCTGATTAACCGGTGCGCGAACATTTACAGGGGCGTACCGGAATGGTTAGATGACAAGAATAATATCAAGACGATTAATTTTGCTAAATCTGTGTGTTCTGAGACAGCCCGGCTCACAACCCTGGCGATCGGCATTCAGATAGATGGTTCTGCAAGGGCAACATGGTTGCAGGAGCAGATTGACAAGGTATACTTCCAAATTCGGCACTGGGTGGAATACGGATGCGCTTACGGAACCGTGTTCATTAAGCCGAACGGCGAAAGCCTTGATGTGTTTACTCCGGCAGATGTGATGATTGTGGATTATGATAATCAGGAAATCAAAGGGATTATATTCAAGGACTCTTATACGGTTGGACGGAAATACTACACAAGGCTCGAATATCATCGTTTTGCTGAGACTACAATAGATGGTGTGACAACTTATCCGTACTACGTGTCTAATAGAGCCTATGTGTCAAAATCTCCTCAGTCAATCGGTGACAGAATCGACCTTAAACAGACCAAATGGGCTGGCCTCATGGCAGATACACCGCCGATACTCAAGGCAAACGGCGAGAAGCTGGACGGACCGTTGTACGGAATGTTGCGGACACCGCAAGCGAACAACGTGGATATCAGTACACCACTTGGACTTCCAATATTCGCTGAAGCTATTGAAGAATTAAAAGACCTCGACATTGCATACAGCAGAAACGCCGGAGAGATTTTCGATTCGCAGAAGATTGTTCTGGCAGATGATAGGCTGCTGATGCCAAGCGGTACACCTGTGGCAGCCATGTCGCCACAGGGCATGGAGAACAGACGTAATGAGATGAACTTACCGCACTTTGTCAAGAATGTATTCGGACAGGACGAGAAAGAGTTTTATCAAGAAATCAACCCAATTCTCAATACAGATACCCGTATAAGCGGCATAAATGCCCTCCTTGGACAGATTGGATATAAGGTCGGATTCTCTAATGGATATTTTGTATTTAATGAAAAAAGCGGAATACAAACAGCCACAGAGGTAGAAGCAGGACAACAGAGGTCTGTACAATTTATCAAGGACGTAAGAGACCAATTAGACAAAAGCATAAAACAAGTAGTATATGCGTTGAGCGTATATGCAGATTTATATGGATTGGCTCCAGTCGGTGCATATAAAGTTCAGTGCAACTTTGGCGAAATGGCATATTCTTATGAGAGAGACCGAGACAATTGGTGGAAGTATCGCTTACAGGGTGACTGTCCTCCTTGGATGTATTATGTCAAATTCGAAAATATGACAGAATCCGAAGCGAAAGCAATGGTCAAAGAAGCCCAGCCAGACGAACCAAAACTGTTTGGAGATGAATAGTTATGTTAAGCCCAGAATATTTACGGCAAATTACAGAGGGCAGTGAACAGATAGCAGAAGAACTGCATCAGTACATCATCTCTGAGATTGTATCTCGAATGATGGCAAGAATCGGCAGAGGTGAGGATTATATTCTGACCAATGCCGATGCGTGGAGAATCAGAACACTACAGGAATCTGGTGAGCTGCTAGAGGACATTCTGGCGGAACTATCCAGGTATACCAAACGCGAACAGCAGGAACTTCTTGAAGTGTTTGAGGATGCCGGAATCACTGCTCTCGATTATGACGACAAGATATACAAGGCGGCAGGATTAAGCCCTGTACCGCTCGAACAGTCGCCAGCCATGATAAGGCTCATGGAGCGGAATATGCTTGCGACTATGGGCGAGTGGAAGAACTTCACGAGAACAACCGCAAGTGCCGCTCAAAGGCTCTATATTGAGCAGTGCGACCTTGCCTATAACCATATGATGACTGGGGCGGTTGGGTATACGCAAGCCATCAAAGAGGCAGTTAATAACGTTGTGAGTGATGGTGTTACTGTCACATATCCATCTGGCAGAAAAGACACGATTGAAACAGCAGTAGCACGTTCTGTCAGAACCGGCGTGGCTCAGGCTACGGGAGATATATCCCTCAAACGCATGGAAGAGATGGGTTGGGATTTAGTTCTGGTCAGTGCTCACATGGGAGCCAGAACGGGTGATGGCGGTCAGAATCCGGGCAATCACGCATGGTGGCAAGGAAAGATATACTCTCGTTCTGGCAAGAGCAAGAAATTTCCGCCGTTCTCATTGACCGGATACGGAACAGCAAGCGGACTGTCAGGAGTTAACTGTCGGCATAGCTTTGGGGCAAGTGACGGTGAATTTAATCCTTATGCAGAACTATCAGCACAGGATAAAGCCGACAAAGGTAAACAGTACGAAAAGGAACAGCGGCAACGTACTTACGAGCGAAGAATCCGAAAGGCAAAGAGAGAAGTCCTTGGAATGCAAACGGCGGTTGACAACTGCAAGGACGAACAGGCAAAATTCGCATTACAGCAAGACCTTGACCGGAAGTCTTATCTTTTGCAGAAACAAAATGCTGCATACAAGGCTTACTGCAAGCAGAACGACCTGAGGGAGCTACAAGACCGACTCATGATTGCTAAGTGGAACCGCCAGAATGCCGCAAAAGCCAGAGGAGCGGCAAAACGATATAAGACAGCAAAGGGGATTGACTGATGGACAGATGGGAATATTACAATCCGAATCCTGTTAAGGATAAGAGAACAGGAGATTGCGTTGTCCGAGCAATATGTAAAGCAACCGGCCTTGACTGGGAAACGGTATTTGCTGGATTAATGATACAGGCATGTGCTCTGTCAGATATGCCGAGTGCAAATTATGTCTGGGGAGCGTACCTCTATAAACGTGGGTACAGACGCAAACTGATTGAGCAATCAGAACGGTATATCTATACAGTCAACGACTTTTGCACAGACCATCCGACAGGCACGTACATTCTCTGCATAGATGGTCATGTGGTGACGGTACAAGAGGGCAAATATTTCGATACATGGGATAGTGGCAATGAGATCCCAGTATACTACTGGGAAAAGGAGTAGCTAAATGAGCATATCAGAATTTGTACAGATTTTCCTTTCTATCTGCGGAGGGGTGTCTATTGTCGGAGGGGCGGCAGCCGTAATCTTTAAATGGATTACCCCGGCATTCCGACTCAACAAGCGAGTAGAGACACTGGAAGAACATGATAGACGAGATTATGAAAGTCTTCGGAGAATCGCAGAACGAGATTCATTAATTCTGGAAGTGTTGTCAACCATGCTGGACAGTCAGATTAGTGGGAATAATGTAGAAGAATTAAAAAAAACAAAACAGAAGCTTACAAATTATCTTGCGCAGAATCAACGTTAGCATTAGTAAGGGGTATGCTCATGAAATTATATGTGTTCACGAAAAAAGATATAGACAGGTTCTTGATAGAGTGTAATTTCACACCGGACGAAGAAAGATTGTTCCGGCTGAGATGCAAGGAATATACGCTCGAATACTGCGCTGAACAGATGAATGTGAGTATATCCACGGCGAAGCGGTTAAGCCGGAGGGTAAATAATAAAATAATCAAAGTGTGTTAAGACGACAATAAAAGCCCCGGGGTTATCTCTCAGGGGCTTATTTTGCGTCTTTCCAAAACAGTTGTGAGCTTGCTGTAATCCTCCTTATTTTTACGTTCCAATATGGTTCTACTTTAAATAATGTAAAATTTTATAATACTTTTTACATTCCAATATGGGACTACTAAACTCTACTATATTATACCACATATAAAAGTGATTTGAAAGTTAAATTTTATCCTACTGCACCTTATTTTTTCTTTTCCTCCCTTATCTGTTCTTCATATTTTTTTATGAGCCACTCCGATACCGGTTCGTCTCCATCGTCACCCCTGTATTTGATCGGGTCAATATTGTTTGTAAAGCACCATTCCCAACTATTATACTCATCACCGTCTTTTGATACGATGTAAAATATATCGTATTCGCTATCTACAAATGCCAACGTATCTGTTGCATTCATTGTGTACAGCATGATATACATGTTTCTCCTGTATGCGTACGCCATTTCTAACGGTGAGTCTTCGCCGCCCAGAAATTCCATGAACATTTCAACGTCGGAAGATTCTTTCGACAATTTGTTATAATAATCGTAGACTTTTTCATCCCATCCGTCTGGGAAAGTTTTACATTCTTCTATTTTCTCGTTATCTTCTTTAGCCATTTTGTAAATGGTTTCAAGTTTTACTCTCTTAATCATTTTACGCGCCCTCCTATTTCACTTCACAATCTTCCAAGACAGCTCGTTCTAACAGCTGTCTCACATAATCCGGGCATTTGCTCTTTCCGGATTCCCAGTTTTCGAGCGTTCTAATCGGTATGTTGTACCTCCTTGAGAATTCTGCTCGGGATATCTTTAAGTGTTCACGCATTTCCATAGTGGACATATTTTCTTTTTGCCTCAGATCATCTTCCATAGATCCTTTTGTTTTGTAAGACATGAATCCTACCGCGGATGGGAAAATACGGGTATAGCTGGTTTTATTTTCGTCGATCCATGTAATGCTGACATACACCTTTGCACATAAATATGGCCATTCCGGACTTAATATAGTACCGTCCGCATATACACAAACATCACATTCTTCAGCAATAGAATTATCATATATGATACGATCGACTTCTTCTTTAAAGAATTTCGCACGGCAATAGGCCACGATATCGTCTAACTGGTATCCGTCGCATTCAGGTATAAAACTTTTGATCTGTTTTCGCTTGATCTCCCATAGATTCGTGCTATAATCTTTATCCATTTTAACGAGGCTGTCGACAAACCCACCGACAGGAGAGGGATTTAAGACTTTGTAAGCTACATCAAGTTCGGCGTCAGATTTTCCACAGCCTTTCTTGAAATCATGCATTAATTCATCCATCATGGATTCAAATTCAGATTGATTATATTTATACATACATTCCGTCCCCCTTTCTATCAATGTTCTTTGACATATTTATGTATACGCTCATATAAATTCATTTCATTTCGGTTCGCCATTAATTCGCTTAAATCGTTTGAATCATAATTTGTAGAATATACGGCATAACTGCGATTTTCGATAAACCATGAAGCTTCTTTGATGTTGCTAAGAATCTCCATATCTTTAGCTCTTTTTTCTGCGCGAGCAGGTCTGTCTTCGGCTTCGTATTTTCTAACGAGAGCAGATAAATATGAAATCATGTTTTTTCTTATATCTTCAGCCCATGCAATCTGTTTTGGACTTCCGACGAGTTCAACTAATTTTTGCTCCATTGTTTTCGCTTCCTCCCATGCTTTCTTAAGACCGGAGGAAATTGTCATTGCAGATTTCTTAACCAGTTCCCATGCTCTTTTCATAATGTTTGATAAGTTATATTTCTTCATCTTGCTTTCCTCCGTTCCTTTGATGATCATATAATACCACCAATTTGGTGGTATGTCAATACTTTTTCGATACTTTTTTGAACTTTTTAGATTGATACATCTATGCAAAAATATAATCAGAAAGGTGGTGCATAAGATGGCATTATATAACAATCCTTATCAATATAGTTTTGGTGTTCCGGGGCAGATGAACCAGTTCCAGCAACAGCCTGTCCAGATTCCAGCTCAACCAGTACAGCAGCCCCAACAGAATAATAATGGAATCCTGTGGGTATCTGGAGAAGTTGGCGCAAAATCCTATCTGGTAGCGCCCGGGACAAGTGTTTTACTGATGGACAGCGAGAGTGAAAAGTTCTACATAAAATCCACAGATGTATCCGGTATGCCACAGCCGCTGCGGACATTTGAATACCACGAGATAGGCACTCAGATGCCACCTAAACAGCCTGTTCAGAACATGGATAATAAATATGTCACCAGACAGGAATATGATGATTTAAAGGGCAAATACGAAGCTATCATAAACCGATTAAATTCTTTTTCTGAACCTGTTAGGGCTAATACCGTGCAGGAATCAGCAGTCAAGGGAGGAAACGCAGATGAGTAATCCATTATTTAACGTCCTCGGTGGTGGAATGCCGCAGGGAAACGGACCAATGCAGATGATACAGCAGTTTATGCAGTTTAAGCAGAATTTTAAGGGAGACCCGAAAGCAGAAGTTGAGAAGATGTTACAGTCTGGGAAGATTTCCCAACAGCAACTTAATCAGGTTCAGCAGATGGCAGGGCAATTCCAGCACATGTTGAAAGGAATAAAATAGTACATTACAATCTGGCCAGATTGATGTAAATACACAATAAAGGAGATTATATTATGGATGGAAATTTAACAGCATCAGACGTTGCTCTTTTAACTGGAAACGGTAGAAATAATGATGGCATGTTTGGCGGAGATGGTAGCTGGTGGATTATTGTTTTATTCATCTTTGCTTTCTTCGGATGGGGAAACAATGGCTGGGGCAATAATGGAAACGGCGGTGGATATGTAGCCACAGCAGCTACTCAGGCAGACATTCAGAGAGGATTTGACAATTCCGCAGTGATTAGCAAGCTTGACGGAATCAACAGTGGTCTGTGCGATGGCTTCTATGCCATGAATAATGGTATGCTTACCGGATTCAATGGAATCAACACCAACATCATGCAGACTGGTTTCGGCATCCAGCAGGCTATTAATGCCGATACTGTAGCTAATATGCAGAACGCAAACGCATTACAGTCTCAGCTTGCAAATTGCTGCTGTGAAACCAGAGAAGCTATCCAGGGCGTGAACTACAACATGGCACAGAACACCTGTGCATTACAGAACACCATGAACAGCAACACAAGAGATATCATTGACAGCCAGAACGCTGGAACAAGAGCGATTCTTGACTATCTCTGCAATGAAAAGATTTCTAACCTTCAGGCTGAAAACAATGATCTCAGACGTGCTGCTTCTCAGGATCGCCAGAGTGCGCTTCTCACAACTGCAATGGCTTCTCAGACACAGCAGCTCATTAATGCGATTAATCCAGCACCGATTCCGGCATATCAGGTTCCTAATCCGAACACATATTACGGATGTGGATGCAACACTGGATGTAATTGCTGATAACTTCATATTGAGAGTATCTTTCGATTGATTTCGGATGTCGGCTTATGCCGTATTACACAGATGGGCAGGCCAAAAACCTGTCCTTTTGTGATATGAAAGGAGTATTTTTATGGCAGAATTTACAAGTATAGCTGCTCAGACTGTAGCAGCAAATGGAAACGTAGTATTTTCAAATACAGCAGTCAAAGGTTCTAACTGTATTCAGCACAGAGAGGGAAGCGGAATCATCACCCTGAGAGGGCTTACTAACCAGTGTAAAGCAAGATTTTTCGTGGATTTTTCTGGTAATATCGCAATTCCAACAGGCGGTACTGTCGGAGCTATTTCTCTGGCTATTGCAATCTCTGGTGAGCCGGTTCTTTCTTCTCAGATGATTTCCACACCGGCAGCAGTAGACCAGTACAATAATGTGTCCTCTGGCATCTATATTGATGTACCTCGCGGATGTTGCGTTAATATCGCAGTAGAGAATACAAGCGATCAGGCTGTTTCTGTTGCAAATGCAAATATTGTCGTGACTAGAGAAGCGTAGGAGGTGTGATTATGAGAGATATTAAAGACTTATGCGCAAGAATCGAAGATGAACTTTCCAAAATCGCAGATAGTGGACTGACCACTGGAAATCTGGAAATGACATACAAGCTGATTGATATGTATAAAGATATCAAGAATACGCAGTACTGGGATAAGAAAGCAGAGTATTACAACGCCGTCCTTGATGAAATGCGTAGCGGATACAATGATGATTACAGCGAACGTGGAAGAAAACGTGACAGCATGGGGAGATACAGTGCAAATGATGGCAGAATGATGCCGGATTACGATAGGGGTAATTCTTATGCCAGACGTGGTGAGCATTATGTCAGAGGGCATTACAGTCGTTCTGATGGACGAGACGCTTACGATGACTACATGACGCAGAAGCAAAGCTATCGTTCCGGCAAGTCTGAAGACTGCAAGAGGAAGATGCTTGCCGCTCTGGAAGAACATCTGGACGAACTCACAACAGAAATGAGCGATATGTCCAAGGATGCAGAGTGCCGAGAGGAACGTGATCTTGTCAAGAGATACGTAGAAAAACTCCGGGATATGCTTTAAAAACACAAAAAGTGGTAGAGAGGTAGTTAAAATAAATCTGTTATAATGTAATTGTGCAGCAGGAAGCACAACGGTTGTTTTTTAACATTTTCGTTTTATCCTCCTTTCTTAAAGTAGCTGGTACACACGCTTTAGTGGAAAGTTTTAAACAGGTTCGAATCCTGTCGTGTGTATTTGCCGTCTGGCACGCAAGATGGCACACCTCCTTGAATAAAGTTTTTATTCACGTTTTTCTTTTGAAAAGAAAGAGCATTCGAAACAACTCGTGGCAGGCATAACACGATAAATACCTTGCTAACCCGGGAATCCGGGTTAATGGGATATAGCTCAGTTGGTAGAGCATCTGACTGTTAATCAGAGTGTCACAGGTTCGATTCCTGTTATTCCAGCTACCCTGCCAGTGGTCTAACTGGCTTAATCCATTACCTGCGGCGGCAGGTCAATAAACACGACCAGGAGGATGTTATGCAGAAACTTATTGACACATTAAAATCATTTGGAATTGAGATCCCGGAGGACAAACAGGCAGATGTGAAGAAAGCACTCTCTGAGCATTACAAGAATGCTAAAGAAGTAGCGAAAACTCTGTCGAAAGTCGAGGGAGAACGTGATAACTGGAAAGAACGTGCTGAGACAGCAGAAGAAACCTTAAAAGGTTTTGACGGTATCGACCCGGCGAACATTCAGACAGAGCTTGCTGGATGGAAGAAGAAGGCTGAGGACGCAGAGAAGGAATTCAATGCGAAAATCTATGACCGCGATTTTTCAGACGCACTCAAAGCAGCACTCGATGATGTTAAATTTTCCAGTGAAGCTGCAAAGAAGTCTGTTATGGCAGATATTAAAGAAGCAGGCCTCAAACTGAAAGATGGTAAAATCCTTGGACTGAACGACCTGATTGAGCAGATGAAACAGTCTGACGCATCCGCTTTTGTGGATGAATCTCAGCAACAGGCTCAGCAGAACCAGGCAAGATTTACCACTCATCTTGGACAGCAGAAGACACCGGGAACCATGACAAAGAAAGATATCGAAGCAATTAAAGACACGTCTGAGAGACAGGCTGCAATTGCTCAGAATATCCAGTTATTCCAGTGATTTTTTTACACCGACTATACACCAGAGTATAGCCGCTAACCCAATACTAACAATTATGGGCAGAAAGGATTTTATATGGCAGCAAAAACAAATCTTATTATGACTAATGATATTCAGGTAACGGCACGTGAGATTGACTTTGTTACCAGATTCGAAAGAAACTGGGAACACTTACGTGAAATCCTTGGTATCATGCGTCCAATCAAAAAGACACCCGGAGCGGTTCTTAAATCAAAATATGCAGAGGGTACATTACAGAACGGAAATGTTGGTGAGGGTGAGGAAATCCCTTACAGCAAATTCGTTGTAAAAGAAAAGCCCTATGCAGAAATGACTATTGAGAAATACGCAAAGGCTGTATCTATCGAAGCAATCAAGGATCACGGTTATGAGAACGCTGTTCAGATGACTGATGATGAATTCCTCTTCCAGCTTCAGACCAATGTTACTGAAAGATTTTACAACTATCTGAAAACAGGTACTCTCTCATTCACGGAAACCACTTTCCAGATGGCTCTGGCAATGGCTAAGGGTCGTGTAGAAAACAAATTCAAGCAGATGCACAGAAATGTAACTGGTGTCGTTGGATTTGTGAACATTCTGGACGTATATGAATATCTTGGCGCGGCTGAAATCACTATTCAGAACCAGTTCGGCTTCCAGTATATGAAAGACTTCCTGGGATTTAACACAATCTTCTTACTGTCCGACAAAGAAATCCCGCGAGGACAGGTTATCGCTACCCCTGTTGAAAACATCGTACTTTATTATGTGGATCCGAACGAATCTGATTTCGCAAGAGCAGGTCTTGTATACACTGTATCCGGTGAAACAAATCTGATCGGATTCCATACACAGGGCAATTATCACACAGCAGTTTCAGAGGCATTCGCAATCATGGGACTTACTCTCTTTGCAGAGTACATTGACGCTATTGCTGTTGGAACTATCAACGCAACTCAGACACTTGGAACTCTCACTGTAAACTCCGTAGCAGGAAGTAAGAGCGGAGATACAAAAGTGACTGTTACTCCGGCAAAAGTAAGCGCAGGGAATGTATATAAGTACAAAGTTGCATCATCTGAGACTTCCGTAGACTACGGACAGAATGTGAAGAACTGGAGCGCGTGGGATGGAGAATCTGACATTACCGCAACAACAGGACAGGTAATCACAGTGGTTGAGTGCGACAGTACCTATAAAGCACTGAGCGCCGGACATGCGACTGTAACAGCGAAATCATAAATGTAGGAGGTAACTGGCATGGCTTATGCAGATTATAAATTCTATACAGAATCATTCGGCAATGTCGTGCCAGAAACCGACTTTCCACGGCTGGCGGAAAGAGCCAGTGATTTCGTGGATTTGATGACATCCGATAGGTTGGTGGACGGACTGCCAACAAACGAACGCGCGAAGAAGCGCATCAAAAAGGCAGTCTGTTCATTGGCTGAATTAATGTATCAGATTGAGCTTGCTGAAAAGAATGCTGCCAATGCCGCCGCTAGTGGAGCATCAACCACAATCGGGTCCGGTGGTAGCGCTACAGGCGTTGTAACATCTGTATCATCTGGCAGTGAATCCATTTCCTACGCAACTCCTCAGCAGATTGGAGCAAGTGCAAAAGAATGGAGTGCGGTGTATGCCACTGCCGGGGACGTACAGAAAACGAACGACTTACTTCTTAAGACGGCTTTACCGCTTCTGATGGGAGTAAGGACGGATGATGGAATACCAGTTCTTTATGCGGGGGTGTAAACGAAATGAATACAGTAATGTGCTTTTTAACTGGCGGACACAGATTTAAAAGTCCTGCTGAATCAAAATGTAATGACAAAGAAAAGACTTGTACCATTACGGAAACTTGCTGTAAATGTGGAAAACAGTTTTCATTTACAGGTACATACAAACAGTTTGGTATTCCAGATGTGAGGTGAAAAGAATGGATATTTCAACATTAGGCTCATGTATAGCAATCGTTATGATTTGCTACATCGTAGGAATGGGCTGTAAAGCATCAAAAAGAATCTCTGATGAATGGATTCCGGTAATCATGGCGGTTATTGGTGGAATCCTCGGAGCGGTCGGAATGGGAATTATCCCGGATTTTCCGGCAACGGATTATATCACGGCAGTTGCAGTCGGTATGTTTAATGGACTGTCGGCCACTGGCGTGAATCAGATTATTAAGCAGACAGTGCAGAAAGAATAATTAAGGAGAGGGTATCATGTACGAAAAAACTTTGACGATTTTCAATTATTATGAGAGTCCGACAACAAGAGATGCGTACTGGTATCCTCATGTTTTATCCGGCGTTGACCTTATTACGGATAAGGGAGCAATCCTCAAAAAGTACGGACCAGACGCAACAGACAACGCACAGTTACACGTTCGATACACTGTCCAGAACGGCGATATAACCATTGCTGACAGGGATGGTAAGATTCTTCCATGGGTGCCACCCAAGGAGTGGAAAAGACAGATTAACAACGCTCTGGAAGATACTATTACATTCTCAGATGAATCGTTCTTCTGGGAGGGTGAGTGGACTGGTGGAACAGTCACTGAAAGTGATTACCGAAACGGATTCTACCAGTACATGAATGAGAATAAGGATAACGTGTTCAAGATTACCAGTGTAGGCGGTCCATATACACTGATTCCGCATTTTGAAATTTTGGGTAAGTAATATGAGCAAAATTCATCATTTCAAAGGATTCTCCGTAGTTGACGGAGATATGAAAATCAAACTGAATATGGATAGATTCTCCAGACAGTATCAAGAAGCGCAGTATCTACTTGATGGAATGGTTATGGACAGTATGATTCCGTTTATGCCGATGATTTCAGGAGACTTTATCAATAAGACAAGGGCAAGAAGCTCCTCTATGCAAGGCACAGGCTTTGTTTGTGCGGCGGCAGAACCTTATGGCAGATTTCTTTATATGGGAAAAACGATGGTGGACGAGCTGACTGGAAGCCCTTACGCTCGGCAGTATGCGAAGAAAGTCCTTGTTAGTCAGTTCTCCGGACAGACAGCAGCTAAGGAAAATCTTGAATACACCAAACAAGCGCACCCACGGGCACAAGCCCATTGGTTTGATGCCGCAAAACGACAATACGGCAGTACGTGGATTCGCAAAGTAAAAGCACAAGCAGGAGGTGGACGACATGGCAGATAAGCCAATTGGCAAAGATGTAACCGGATATGAGATTCTGACAGATGCCATGAAAGCACTTCTGAACCAGTATCCGGGATTGTATCAGGGCGAAAGTATCAAGTTTGAAGAACTGAACAAAGATTCCGGAATCGCTTTCTCGGCAGACAACGGAGCTTTGATCTATTCAGAAAAGGAAGATGTATGCGGAGTAATGCATCAGGTATGCCAGTACCCATTTTATGTGGTATACCGCACAGCGTCTGATAAGGAACGGCAGAAGTTATCTGTTCAGAAATTCCTTGACAATCTCGGCAAATGGATATGTCGGGAACCAGTTGTCATAAACGGCTCTGAGACGCGCTTATCTGCTTTTCCAGAGCTTTCACAAGGAAGAGTGATAAAACGCATCACACGCGATAACTCATATGGTTTAGAGCCACAGGAGAGCGGTGTGCAGGACTGGCTATTGCCATTATCAGTGAGATACGAAAACACTTATGAAGTAATATAACAAGTAACAACCGGCTATCAATTAGAGATAGTCGCTAACCTACACAGCCTTTTAAAAGTTATAGGCAGAAAGGACATTTCTATGGCAGTTACAGGCAAGATTGACCGTAAATATATGGCTCATTACATTGATGCAGGTTCCCTCTGCGGAGGGCTGACGCCAAAATATGAGCGTCTTGGAAAGGACCTGGAAGAGTACAATGTAGAACTTAATCCAGATACTGAAACATCTAAAAACATTCTTGGAGAATCCACATTCAAGCATAACGGCTATGAAGTTTCTTCTGACGCTGATCCGTTCTATGCAGACACTACTTCCGATCTGTTCACAGCATTACAGAAGATCGTAGATGGACGCCTCAAAGACGATAACCTCAAGACAAAAGCAGTCGAGGTTCATCTCTGGACAGAAGCCGCAGCAGGCAAGTATGAAGCATACCAGCAGGATTGCTACGTTGTGCCGACCTCCTACGGCGGTGATACATCTGGATATCAGATTCCGTTCACAGTTAATTATGTTGGAGAGCGTGTAAAAGGTAAATTTGACATTACTTCCGGCTCATTTACAGCTGACAGCGAATAATTTTTAGGAGGGCGTAGAAAATGGCAAAGACAATTAACACAAATATTGATGATGGAATTCTTAATTTCACATTCACGAATAACGAAGACGAAGTTTTTTCTTCTTTCAAGCTTAATCCAACCGATATCAATGTCGCAGCACGTGCGGAAGAAGTAATAGAATACTTTAAACAGTTCGAAGATTCTATTCAGAAAGCCACATCAGGTAAAGAAATGGCTGAACTGAATAAACAGATTGAAGATAAAATCAACTATCTGCTCGGATATGAAGCATCAAAAGACCTGTTTAAAGAGCCAATCACAGCAACTACTGTATTTGGAAATGGTCAGGTTTTCGTTTACATTGTTCTGGATAAAATTGTAGAAGCAATTGCACCGGTAATTGAAAAGAGAAAGAAGAAAATGCAGGCAGCAGCTAATAAGTATACGGAGAAGTATACAAAATGACCGCCTATGAGTTACCCACCTCACTAAATATCAGTGGGGTGGATTTTTCTATCAGAACAGATTTTCGAGCGATTATTGATATTCTCATTGCAATGAATGATCCGGAATTAGACGAGCAGGCAAAAGCAGTTGTTATGTTGCAGATTCTGTTCGAGGATTGGCAGAGTATACCGCCGGAACACTTATCTGAAGCTTGCCAGAAAGCATGTGAATTTATTGACTGCGGACAGACTGATGATAACTCAAACAAACCAAAACCCCGTTTGATGGATTGGGAGCAGGATGCAGATATGATTGTGCCGGCAGTAAACAAGGTTGCTGGTAAAGAAATCAGATCAGTACCTTATATGCACTGGTGGACGTTCTTCGGATACTTCATGGAATCCGGCGAATGCCTGTTCAACACGGTTGTTGGAATCCGTTCAAAAAAAGCAAAAGGCGAACGGCTTGAAAAATGGGAAAAGAAATTCTATCAAGAAAATAAGAACATTATTGATATAAAAACACGTCTCAGCGAAGAAGAGCAAGCTTATAAAGATAAGTTGAATGAGATGTTGGACCTCAAATAGTTAGGAGGTGGACACATGGCTGCTGATGGCTCAGTCATTATTGATACCAGAATGGACACGTCAGGCGTCCAAAATGGGGTATCAGCTATAAAACAGTCATTTAACGGCCTTGGAAGTGCTGTAAAAAAAATCGGTCTGCTGATTGGTGGGGCGTTTGCTGTCGGTAAATTGGCACAGTTTGGGAAAGAGTGTGTAGAACTTGGCTCTAATCTGGCAGAAGTACAGAACGTGGTCGATGTTACGTTCACAACCATGTCGGACAAGGTAAACGAATTTGCAAAAAACGCTATGACATCTGCCGGTCTGTCAGAAACGATGGCAAAACAATATGTTGGTACGTTCGGAGCAATGTCTAAGTCGTTCGGATTCTCAGAACAGCAGGCTTACGATATGTCAACAGCTCTGACACAGCTAACTGGTGATGTGGCATCATTTTATAACATTAGTCAGGATCTGGCGTATATCAAACTGAAATCAGTATTTACGGGTGAAACGGAAACGCTGAAAGATTTGGGTGTCGTTATGACGCAAAGTGCACTTGACCAGTATGCACTGGCTAATGGCTACGGCAAAACCACGTCTGAAATGACAGAGCAGGAGAAAGTGGCTCTCCGCCTGGCTTTTGTACAGAAACAGTTGTCTGCCGCATCTGGAGACTTCATTCGTACTTCTGACAGCTGGGCGAATCAGGTGCGAGTGATGCAGTTGCAGCTACAATCTCTCAAGGCGACAGTTGGACAGGGATTGATTAATCTCTTCACTCCTGTTCTGAAAGTTATTAATATCTTGCTCGGCAAGTTAGCAACTCTGGCAAATGCCTTCAAGTCATTTACGGAGTTAATCACCGGGAAGAAATCATCTGGCCAGACAAGTGCAAGTGGCGCAGGTCTTGCCGGAACAGATGCGATCGCAGACACAGCCGACCAATATGGAAATGCTGCCGATAATGCTGAAAAGCTGGCAGGCGCAACAAATGACACAGCGGATGCAACTAAGAAAGCTACTAAGGCGGTAAAGGGATATCTTAGTCCTTTAGATGAAATAAATAATTATTCAACGGACAAAAGTACGGATGCATCGTCAAAAGCGCCGAGCGCAACTGGCGGCCTTTTAGATCAAATGAAAGGCGCTGTTCAAAACGTTGATTACGGAAAGATAGCAGAGGGCGAGACAGTTCTTGATAAAATGTCAAAACCGCTAAAAAAGATAATCGACAGATTTAAACAGCTGGCTAAGTTAATCGCAAAAGGATTCTGGGATGGATTAGGAGATTACGAGCCGATTTTTGACGGAATAAAAAAGGATCTTGATTCCATATGGAAATCTTTAAAGGATGTCTTCACTGATCCAGAAGTTGTTAAGGCGGCAAATAAGTTCTTAGATTCATTTGCATATGCAATTGGACAAGTTGCTGGCTCATTTGCCAGGATCGGATTGACAATTGCGCAAAACATTATAGGCGGAATCGAGAAGTTTCTAAAGCAGAACGTGCAAAGAATAAAGAACTATCTGATAGATATGTTCAACATCGGTGCTGAAATTTCACAAATCGCAGGAAATCTTGCAGTTGCTTTCGCAGATGTTTTCTCAGTTTTTGGTGGAGAAACCGCGCAGCAGATCACAGCAGATTTAATAGGAATCTTTGTTGAAATCGGAATGGTCCTTACAGAAACGGCTGCAAAACTTGGCAGAGATATCCTTAACATGATTGCACAGCCTTTTATCGACAACAAGGACATTTTAAAGTCAGCAATCGAGGGCAGCCTAGGAGTAATAGAAACTGTAACAAGCGGGGTCTTAACAGTTGTTCAAAACCTTAGTGACGCAATATCGAGGTTATACGATGAACATGTAAAACCGTTCTTTGATTCTATAGCAGACGGACTATCAAGTATACTTGAAACTCTAATAACTGGATATAACACATACATTCTTCCAGTGCTACAAGGACTGGCGGAACAAATCAAAGGGCTGTTAGAGGGACCGTTGGGGGATGCTATCCTAAAAATAGAAGCATTTCTCGGTAAGCTCATTGATTCTCTGAAGCTTCTGTGGGAATCGGTATTAGTACCTTTAATCAACTGGATAATTGCGAATTTGCTTCCAGTTGCGGCAAAGATAATTGATGTTGTAGGAACCACAGCAATAAAAGTTATAAAATCATTAATTAAAATTATTGGTGACGTAGCAGATACACTGAGCGGAATCATTGATTTTCTTGTCGGCGTTTTCACAGGAGACTGGGAACTGGCTTGGCAGGGAATAAAAGAGATTGCGGATGGAGCATGGAGCCTTATTAAGGATATTGTAACTGGCACATGGGACGCAATTAAAGCCGTAACAAAAGGCGCGTTGAGCATAATTAAGAGCATTATCAATGTTACTTGGAATGCGATTAAAGCAGTAACATCAACGGTTTGGAATGCGATTAAAAAGACCCTTTTTAGCATTTTAAATTCTATTAAATCTACAGTCGGCACAGTAGTTAATGCAATCAGGACTAAGGTTACACATACATGGAAGAGCACGTGGAGCGAGGCAACCCAAACATTGAAGAATGCCGCCACGTTTATATTTGCCAAAGTAGGAGCAATAAAAGATACTATCACTAATAAGTTTAATGCCGCCAGAGATGCAGTAAAATCTGCGTTTGAGGGCATTGTAAATTTTATCAAAGTTCCAATTAATAAGGCGATTAGCATTGTTAATAATGCAGTTGGAATGATTAATAACGCAATTGGCGGAATCGAATCTGCATTTTCCTTTGGACCATGGGATGTACCTACGCCGTTTGGAAGGAAAAGAATCGGATTTCATGCGACATTTCCACGTGTCGGAACTATCCCATATCTGGCCAGTGGCGCAGTCATTCCACCGCGAAGTGAATTTCTCGCAGTATTAGGAGACCAGAAGAAAGGAAATAACCTGGAAACGCCGGAAAGCCTGTTGCGTCAGATCGTCCGGGAAGAGTCAGGGAAAGGACAGGGAAATGGAAACACTTACAATGTTACAGTCAATGCATCTGGCAGAAAACTATTAGACATTATCATTGATGAAGCAGAGCTTAGGAGACGCAGAAATGGCGGACAGAATCCATTTTTGTTGGGAGGTGTGTAAATGGCACAGGAGCAGTTTAAGATTGACGGGGTCGCTATAAAGGCCCCTGACACATACAAGCCAGTGTTCGCAACTACATCAACGGAAAGTTCCAAAAGGAGTCAGGATTTAGTTATGCACAACACACCAATGGGAACCATTGCCGGATATGACATGGAATGGGGCGAACTTAAATGGGGAGAGATTGCAACGATTCTTAACTCTATGATCAACAAAAGTCAGTTCACATTTCATCACAAAGACCCTCGAACCCCCGGCAAATGGATTGACAAGACGTTCTATGCATCTAATTTCAACATGGCAGCGCAAACACTCAAGGATAATGAGGAACGATGGACAGGATTAACTATTAATGTAAGGAGCATTCGACCGGTATGATTAATGTTACAAATCAGTTAAAGACGGAATCTCTCTTAAATAGCAACTATTATGTTACGGCGAATGCGGTGCTGCGCGATGGGACAACTTTAAGCCTGGGAAAAGAAGATTTCTACCTTGACGGAAACGGAATCGTAGATTCTTCTGATTCCGGGGATTTCCCTGTTGGTGTGGCAATTGAGAAAACGGCTACTTTAGCATTGGTTAATGATGATGACAGATTTACAGGATATAATTTTGCCGGGGCGCAGTTTACCCTATTTTTAAATTTGCAGCTGTCTGATAGATTGGAAATCATTCGCCGCGGCACATTCATCGTATCAAAAAAACCTGCCACGTCCGATGAGATTAATCTCACTTTGCTGGACTATATGAGCAAGGCAGAGACAGGCTACAATACAAACCTTGTTTTCCCATGCTCTGTCAGAGAGGTTTTAGAAGATGCCTGCCAGCAGACCGGGATTGTGTTAGGTGACGCAACATTTAAAAACGCAGACTATCAAGTACAGAAGAAGCCCGAGAACACCACTTTTAGAGCAGTAATCGGAATGGCTGCAGCTCTGGCAGGCGGCAATGCTCGCATTGATGAGAATGATAATTTGCGAATCATCACTTTTGACGATGGTGCAGGCACTATTACCTTAGAAACAGTTCCATGGTGCGACATTAATGGAAGCACTATCCTCGACATTGACAGCAACGAGATCGAGACAATTCTTGAACGAAAAGGATTTAATCTAAATGCTATTAGGAACCTTACCTATGATGTTGACGATGTAGTTGTTACTGGGGTCAAGTATACAGATAATGAGACGGAATACAAGTACGGTACAGACGGATATGTCATCACGATTGACAACAAGCTTCTGAGTGGCAATGAACAGACGGGTGTTGACCTGATCGGAAAAGAACTTGTTGGTATGAGATTAAGACCATTCTCTTGTGACAGCATAGCAATCGGATACGCCACATTTGGAGATAGAATTACATTTTCCGACATTAAAGGCAATATTTACTATTCATATCTGACAGATGTAGACTTTGCTTTTTCTGGAAGCACAAGTTTTGCATGTAATGCTAAAAGTATGGAGGATATTGATGCAGATTATCCCGACAGTATGCAGGTCGAGGTTGACAATGCAAAGAAAGACGCTGAGAAAAAGATTACTGCCTATGATGCAAAGCTAAAGCAGATGAACGAATTAGCTGCAAACACACTTGGATTTTATTTTACTGAGGAAATTCAGCCGGACGGGTCTTCAATATCATATCGTCATGATAAGCCATCCTTGAAAGATTCAAAAGTGATTTATAAAACAGGTGTAGATGGATTCTTCCTTTCAGTTGATGGTGGAAACACCTGGAAAGCAGGATTTGATTCCAATGGAGACGCAGTTCTGAATATATTGTACGCAATCGGCATTCAGTCTGACTGGATCAATACCAGGGGATTCACAGCAAAAGACAACGACGGCAACATTACGTTTCGCATTGACGCAGAGACAGGGGCCGTCAATCTCAATGCTACGGAGCTTACAATTAAAGGGAAGACACCTGAGAACGTGGCAAATGCCGAGGTCGAGAAGTTTATTACAGAAGTTTACTCGCCGCAGATTAAGGTTTTGCAGGAGCAGATTGACGGACAGATAGAAGCATTTTTTGGAGACTATGTTCCTGATGGTGACAATGAACCGGCATCCGCTTGGACAGATGATACAACCAAAGAGAAACACTTAGGTGACCTGTTTTATATTGTAAACAACGAAGAATATGGCGGGCAGGCTTACAGATATGCAAAGATTAATGGCGAATACAAGTGGGATTATGTAAAAGACACTGCGGTGGTCAAAGCTCTGGCTGATGCGGCACAGGCACAAAACACGGCAAATGCAAAGAAGAGAATTTTCGGAGCAGAGCCGGTGCCACCTTATGACATTGACGATTTATGGGTTCAGGGCGGGGCCGGTGATATTCTTAGGTGCCAAAAGGCAAAGGCAGAGGGCGCGAGCTATGACGCTAATGACTGGGTAAGAGCATCTAAATATACAGATGATTCAGCAGTTACAGCCTTTATCAAGGGTGTTTTTGCCGATACGATTGAAAGTCTCCAAGAGCAGCTTGACGGTAAGATTCAGACCTGGAGCCAGGATACAGACCCGGCGCTTGAATGGACGGAAACAGAAGAGACTCCGTGGACAGATGTTGATGGCAATTCCATTCTGGACGTAGGCGGAAATGAGATTTTAATTGTTTGGGAAAAAGGCAAATATATCCACAAAGGAGACCTTTGGCAGAATACCGCCAATAACGCTAACACGCGCTGGCGGTGGGATGGAAATGAATGGGTCGAACAGAAAGCCCCAGATTATCTGTTTGATAAGATTGATGGGAAAGCGGCAGTTTATTTTGAGCAACCCAAACCACCATACAACATGGGAGATTTCTGGGTCACATCAAAAGCCGATGGCGAAGCTTCTATCAAAACAGCGGTTAGAAGCCGGTCGGATGGTGCATTTACTGACACTGACTGGATTGATTTCAAATATGTTGATAAAACCGACATTGATAATGCAGTCAAAGAGTATGATACAAGCCTTGGACAGAATGAAGTATTTAATAAGCTGACAAATGGCGGTGAAGAGCAAGGCATATATATCAAGGACAAGAAGCTGTATATTAACGCAAATTACATCCTTGCAGGCGTTTTGGCAGGCAAATTTATCAATGCAAAAGGGATTAAGGTTATTGATAAGGACAACCAAATCACACTCCATATTGATGACAATGGAAAGGTACACATTGCCGCGACAGAATTTTCGTTAAAAGGAAAAGCTGTATCCGAAATAGCAAAAGATACAGCGTCTAATACCGCGACTGAAATCGCGACAAAATACGCCACATTGAACGTGTTACTATCAAATGAATTCCAGGGAATCCCAACAGATTCTTCCGGCAAATATACCACATTTCCCACATGCAAAACTACGGTAACTGTGCTGTATGGTGCCGAGAATGTGACTGCACAGTCAAACATTTCATTCTCCGCAGGAAACGGAGTAAGCGGTTCATCGTCAGGGGCAACGTACACGGTCTCCGGACTGTCCGTGGACAGTGGCACAATCACAGCAACTGCAACTTACAACGGGATGTCCGCGGAAAAGGAATTTGTAGTTGTAAAGCAAAAGCAAGGTGATACCGGAAATGGAATCTCGAAGATTGTACAGCATTATCTCACTACGTCCAGTTCGTCTGGTGTATCAATAGGCAGTTCTGGATGGACGGAAACCGTGCAGACCCCAACTCCGGACAAGCGGTATCTATGGAATTATGAGGAGACTTTCTTTACAAACGGGGCTAAGGTGACAACGCTTCCTTGCGTGATTGGCGTATATGGAGAAAAGGGTCAAGATGGACAGGACGGAAAAGATGCCAGTGATATGACACAGTTGGAGATTTTTAATAAATTAACCAATAACGGGGAAACACAGGGGATATATCTTTATGACAACAAGGTGTATCTGAATGCTTCGTATATTAGCACCGGGTATCTGTCTGGTTGGCAGGTTTTAAGTGGATATTTATATGCGGCGAGCGGTATTAATAGTATTACGCTTGACGGTAATAACGGATGTGTCAAAACTACAGGGGAATCAAACTGGTATAATATGGATACCAATTCGTGGTCAAGCGCATCCGAATTAAAAGGAACTACATTCTCAACGTGCGACATATATTGTAACTCGTTAAATATATCCTCAGGCATAACGGGAAGAAATAGTAGTCAATCCATTCTGACCATGGCAACAATAAAAGCGTATAACACAATAAGTTCCAATGGCGGTATAACTGCCACTGGAATAATTAAATCAAGTTCACACATCGAAGCCAGTGGACACTTTTACAGTAAAGGCACAGGCACCGACCTTGCAGATTTGAGTGTGCGTGGAACAAAATCCAGGATTCTTCAGACAAAGAATTACGGAACTCAGACGTTTTATTGCTACGAAATGGCGTCCCCTATATTCGGAGATATTGGAGAAGCATCCATATCAGAAGATGGCACATGCCTGATAGACATAGATGACATATTCCAAGAATCTACCAATGTAGGGATTGAATACTATGTGTTCTTGCAAAAGGAAGGAGATGGCGATTGTTGGGTAGACAAAAAAGAACAGACATATTTCACTGTAAAAGGTACTCCGGGGCTTAAATTTGCATTTGAGATAAAAGCACGTCAGACAGAATATGAACATATGCGTTTTACTGACATGAGCAGAACAGCCTATGACAGGGCGATAGACACAGACATGCCAGAACCAGACTACAGTGAAAGCCTTGAAGTATCAGAACCAGATTATGAAAAGGAACTTTTTAATGACAGAGAAAAAAATATTAATGAAATGGGGAAAATAGCATGAAAAAAATTCTTACAAGTTTTATGAATCTTAGCACAGGAGAGGGAAGCCGTATTGCTTACACCTATTCCGAAGTAAACGAGGAAACAGGAGAAGTTGTCAGTCAGAACAACAAAGGCAATTTTCTTGTGTTGAATGACGATGTACAGGCTCATCTTGATGCAGTTAAAAAATATATCCGGGACAAATATTTAGCATAAGGAGGAAACAGCTATGCCAAAGTGGACAGATTATACGATAAAAACAGAACCTGCAGATAAAGATGAAGTAATGATTCTTGATACCTCAGGCAAGGCAAACAAACGTCTTGGTCTGTCAGCGTTGTCAGATTGGATTATAGGAAAGATTGCAAGTAAAGTATTTGAAAATTTGCAGACACAAAATAAGACAATTCTGGGAGCGCTTAATGAATTAAATAGTAAGGCTCGAATTGAGGATATTTCTAAATCTGTAACCACAAATAAAGATGTTACAGTAACTACTGCCTCAGCAGTTAATATTGGGAATTTTACTATCATTCAATTTGAAATAAATGTTTTAAATACGATACCATCAAAAAAACAACTAATTATGAATGTCCCTACTAGCGCTCCGTATACAAATATGATTACAGGAGTAGTAATCGAGAGTAAAAGCCTTGAAAACAATTATATTTATGTGGATAGATATTCTGACTCTGTTGGTGGTATTTCTATAGTTACTGCCAAAAGTTTGCCAACGGGAAATTACAGAGGAGATGTTGCATTTATTTCTATGTCAAAATAATATTATGAATAATTCCTCTTTCCATTTAATTCATTAAAAAATGGAAAGCTTTCGTAAAATCTCTACCTATTTATATAAGGAACAGTACAAAAGTTAATCAAGAGTCGGTCAGATACAATCATCATAAATATGTTTTATGAAAGGAGTTAATAGAGTTGGAAATCAAAGGAATTGACGTATCGTCTTATCAGAATAAGCCGGACTGGACAAAGGTAGCAAAAGCCGGTTACAAGTTTGCCATTTTAAGAATCCATCAAAAATCAGGCATTGATGGCTCATTCGAGTACAACTACAAAGGATGCAAGAGCAACGGAATTCTTATCGGCGGATATAAGTATTCATACGCCCTGACACCGGCACAGGCTATTGACGAAGCGGAGGATGTGATAGCCGCACTGAACGGACGCGGACTGGACTTCCCAGTGTTCTACGACCTTGAATGGTCTAATCAGCGAAAACTCGGTAAACAGGCCATTGAAAATATTGCAGTGGCATTTCTGACCAGAATCAAAAAAGCCGGTTATAAAGTCGGTATCTATTGCAATCTTGATTGGTACAATAATGTCCTGTCAGATGCTCTGAAACAGTATGACTGTTGGATTGCTCGTTATCCTGCCAACGACAATGGTTCTGTTCAAGAAAGATTGCGTCCACCGGTCGGTGTAGGCTGGCAGTATTCAAGCAAAGGAAAAGCTGACGGCATCAACGGAAATGTTGATATGAATGTATTTTACAAGGATTATAGAGATTCTACTCAGAAAGGAGAAACAGCAGTGGCCAAAACGAAATTACAGGAATTTATCGAACTCGGTGACTACTATGCAAACAATGGCGGTAGTAAACCGTATCTGGAAAAACGCACAAACGCTTATCTTGATGATTTCCAGAAAAATGCTGGATACAATAATTATACCAAATTTGCCCGTGACGTAAATTCTTGGGGGCAGCCGGGTTGTCAGGCTCAACCATGGTGTGCAGAGTACCAGTTCTGGAAACTGGTGAATGTTCTGGGAATCACAAGAGCATTGCAGATTATGGGTGGTGGATTCTATAATTGCGTATCTATCACTAATCATGCCAAAGCCAATGGAACATGGCATAATTCCCCAAAAGCCGGGGCGCTGGTAATCTTCCGCAACGGTTCCCATGTTGGCTCTGTCCACAGCTTCAATGGTAGTGTTGTATATACCAACGAGGGAAACACTTCCAGTGCTGCCGGCGTGGTTGCAAATGGTGGAGCTGTGCGCAATAAATCCTACGCTATCAACGATTATGCAATTGACGGATATGTTTGGATTGACTGGGGAGAAGAGAAGACTACTGCAGAAGTATGGAAAGCAACCGGCACAGCCACATCCACAGTTGACGACCTTTATATCAGAGAGACACCAAATGGTTATGTTCTTGGACAAATCAATAAGGGAAACCGTGTGGAAATTAACGGTGAAAAATCCGGCATGTGGACAAAGATTAAAGTTGCAGGTATTGGCATCGGCTGGGCGGCTACTAAATATCTCCAGATTGATGGAGCACAGAATACAACAGCAACGGTAATTACTAAAAAGCAAGATAAGACGCAGAGACTGTTTACTGGACAGGTTACAGCTTCCAGCCTGAACGTTCGCACATGGGCCGGAGCAGAATATCCGAACATCAAAAAATATCCGACATTGAACAAAGAAAACAAGGTTGACGTTATGAACTTCACTCAGAAAGCAAGTGACGGTAACTCTTGGTACTACATCAGAATTGCTGGAAAATACTTCGGATTTGTTTCTGCGAAGTACATCAAAAAAGTATAAAAATATCCCGGGGAATCGCCCCGGGAATTCTTTTTTTTATTTGCTGATAACATCTATGAGCAGGCGAACTGGCACATAGAAGATGTCATTAATCATTTTTTTGGATTTTCGGAAAAATGTCTAGTTCAAAATTGATCTCATTACTTTTGCCGTAAGCGTTTTTAATATTTTTCGAGTAGACGACTTTTTCGACCAGGCTCTTGAGCATTCTATTTCGTGATTCCACGTCAAGGTTCCAATAGTTATTAAGCAATTCTTCGCAGCGTGGAACAAAATCTGATTGTTGCGCCATAATATTCTCATCGTGTTCGATTTCTTCTCTTAATTTCGTAATAATATCAGAACATGATTGAATAGACGTAGCTATGGTTTTGGAACGTTCAAGGAAGACTTCCGTGGTGTAGATTCCTTGTTCAAGCAGATCATATTGTTTTGTTCTTTGGGTATTTAAGTTTTCCAGCTCACTTTCTTTTTCACGTATAAGATTTTGCTTAGAAATTATTGTTAAATCAATAGCCTTTGAAGATGTATTAACATCATTGTTTAACTTATATTCTTCCGCGATATCCCTAATTCCATCAATCACAGCTTTTTCAACTATGGATAATTTGCTGCTCACCGTAGAGCAAGACGTATATGGACACATGAGGGTATCTTCCTGTCCACGTTTTTGATAAGGGCGGCGAACCATGGCGCGACCACATTTGCTACAATAGACAATTCCGGCAAGCGGATTGCGAACTGTGTTTTTTATACTGATCGGACGGGGCGGATTCTTTTGGCGTATCTCTTGTACAGAATTATACAGATCATCTGATATGATAGCCGGATGTAATCCTCCACAGATAAGGACGTCCCTGGACCGTGGGCGCGTCTTGACCACTTGTCCATTATGTATAGTCTTTACAGTTTTTCGCCCATTCCATCGTATTTTCCCGATGTATACCGGATTTGTCAGGATTCCCTGTATGCTGGCAGGAGTCCAGTCACCGCCTAGTGCAGACTCTATTCCCATTTCATTTAATTTCCGTACAATCTTCGCAACTCCAATTTGTTCGCAGCCATCACCGGCATACCAGGCGTATATCATTTTTACAACCTCAGCTTGAGCCGGAACAGGTCGGAGGGTATAGCCTTTTTCTTTTTCAAGTTTTACTCTTTCGTATCCGTAAGGTGGTTTGTTACCACAGTATTTCCCTTCCTTGACCGATGAGATTCTGCCGTTATTCAATCGACGCTTAATGGTCTTATATTCACGTCTGGACATGAAAAGCCCAAATTCGAAGTATTCTTCATCAAACTCATTGTTTGGATCGTATATTTTTGTAGGAGTAATAATCTTCGTATCGGAATATTGAAAAGCTCTGGACACAACGCCTTGGTCGATAGTATCACCTCTGGCAAGTCGTTCAACTTCGACAACCAAAACACCGTCCCACATGCCGGATTCTACTTCGTGAAGGAGTTGCTGCATGACAGGACGGTCGGCGATAGTTTCTCCAGATACCACTTCGCGGTAAATTGCACCCACAATGTACTCTTTTTTCTTTGCAAGATCTAACAGGATCCGTTCATGTCTGGCAAGAGTTTCACCCTCTCCGTGCGCTTCAGCTTCCCGATCGGCTCTGGATTTCCTTAAATAGATACATACTGATTCATTCATTTTATCATTCTCCTTTTTTTACACTTGTATGGCAATCCCGGAGATGATATACTTAATGTGCAGGTAAGATTTTTCTCTGGAATTGTCTTATTTTTAAAAACCGGTCCCCGTTGGTAGCGAGAGCCGGTCTTTTTTAGCATTTATTCTATTTCATCAATATCAAGAGAATATCCAAGCACTTCTCCGACATCCGTACATTTTCCTTTCAATGTAACAGTGTCACCTTTTGCCATTGACGCGACTTTCGAACGCTGCTCATCATTTTTAATCTGGCATTGAACGCCGATTATCGCATATTCATCGTCAGGATAGAGGGAGATATATTTTCCAGATGAATCAATGTTCCCGAGTCTACCAGTGATTTCTAAGTATTGCCCTTTGTATTTATCAGATGCTCCAAGTGCGTTATCATCAAGCTGAGACATCATATCATTGACTGATACGGCTGTGTATTCAATTGGTGTAGGTGTATCAGTTTCTTTTGCAGATTCCGTCTTTGCAGATGTGCTGGAAGAAGACGTGGTGTTTGAATCCGAATTTCCACCAATGGCACCGATAACGCCAATGGCAACAACTGCTAAAACTACCCATTTGAGTTTTCCGCCTTTTTTCTTACTCATAGAATTGCTCCTCCTAATAGCTTTAATCGCCACGCTTCGCACTTTTTATGCGGATTATGTATTTTGTACCGCTGATTTTGCAATGTTATGTAAAGTACGGTTATATGTGGTATTTTTATTTTATCATTTTAAGAGCATATTGTAAAGATTTAGAATGAAATAGAGTGATTTAGATGAAAAAAAAAT